ATTATATTAGCTAGAGAAAAATAATTTTGTTAATTTAAATTAAGCAATATGCAAGACAAGAAAAAGACCATTTACTTAAATGGCATCAAGACAATCAAGACAGGTAATTACGACTCTATTAACTTCGGTATTAATGTAGAGCAGTTTTATCAAGAAATGAAACAACACGCAAACGACAGAGGGTTCATTAATGTTAGTCTCCAAAAGAGAAGAGAAGTTGACAAATATGGTGGCGACAGAAGTGCGGTGCTATTAGAGTACAGCAATAATGATGGGGGGAACAAAAGCCAACCATACCCATCTAATAGCGATAATAAATACGCTAAAGACCTGCCGTTTTAACCCATTAAACACACACCATGTATAGAGAGTTAGTAGAACACAAACTATCTAACAGAAATACAATTGTACACGTTTCAGAAATACTCCCGATAGCAAGGGAGTATGAAGCGTATGAAAGCGTATTCTTGTTTGATAACCAATTCCCAGAGTGGGTAAAAATTAATGGTTCTGTAGAGATGTTCTCTGGCAATGTTTATATAGACGGCATTATAATAGATATAGATAATAAATCTAACCTAGAATTAGCTAAAAGCTCCGTTATAAAACTAGCGTCATATTTGATAGAGACTTACAATATCACACCCGACGATTTATCCTTCTTCTTCTCAGGGGCTAAGGGGTTCCATGTGCTAATCCCATCTAGGTTGATAGGCGACATAAAGCCATCTAAGATATTAAACTCAGTTGTCAAAGAATTTGTTGTGACAGAATTTATTAATAATAAGATAGAATATATAGACCTATCTATATACGATAAGACTAGAATTATAAGAATTCCTAATTCGTTAAATTTAAAATCAGGTCTTTATAAGATTCAGCTATCATTTGACGAAATAACATCACTACCACTTGGCGACATAATGGATTTAGCTAAAGAGCCACGATTGGATTTCAAGAGACCAAAGCCTATAGTATCTGTGCAACAGAATGATGAAATATTTGACGTATTTTCTTCTCTCTATAAAGAGATGTTGACCCCTAATGTGGCAAGCGAGAGTGATGAGTACAAGGGGTTTTTTGACCCCCCTAAAGATGGCGATAGAAATGTGACCATCTTTAAGCAAGCATCTATGATAATGGACTTGACTTCGGGCAAAATAAAGCCCCATAGTTTGATGTCTATAATGAATAGTATTAATGCTAATTCGTCTCCCCCACTAAAGCAATATGAACTAAACACAATTGTAGAAAATTCTATTGATAGATATAATAAAAAGGCTTATATTAAATCTATTGAATCAGAGCCGTCTTTCAAGTCTTTCCACGAATGGATACCTGTGTGGGAAAGTGTTGTAGAAGATAAGTCCTCTGAACTTAGCCTATCTATTAATAGATTTGATAACGATTTAGAATACCAACTTAGGGGCAAATTGGGTATTATAGTAGGGTATGGGGGCAGCAAGAAGTCCTTATTGGCGCAACAAATATTATTACATAACATAGACAAATACGAGGCGGTAGGGGCATACTCTACAATGGAAATGCCTGCACACCAAATGCTCAACAGGGTTATAGATTTCTCTATAGAGCCCTATAATAATCAAAGGGCTTCGGCTGTTTTAAAAAGAGGGTATGAAGAAAAGAAAGAAGATGCTAGGGGGTATTTATATAATAATGTTGGCAAGAGATATAATGACAAATTATTTATATCTCAAAAGGGCAGATTAGATACTAGCAACTACGAATACTCTATCAAGGAGATACTTAGCAAAACAGGGCGGTTTGATATTCTAGTAGTAGATGGTTTGTCTCTTATGCATAGCAACGGCAAAGAAGTAGATGATTATAATAAACATACGGCAGAATTAAAATCATTGGCTAATGAATACAATATTTTAGTAATACTTATATGTCATGTTAGTAAAGGTGGGCATAAGCACACTAGAGACCTGCTAAGTCTAATGAGGGGTTCGCAAAAGATAGAGGATAATGGCGATTTCTTTGTGTCAATGAGCCAAATAATAGACAAGGATAGAACAACAGATGACGTAACTGAATATAGAACAGATATAGGGTACATGAGATTGTATAATAAACGAGGAACAGGCAATACTATTAATACAATTTATAACTTCAACCCACTAAGACTATCTTTAAGCGAGACCGTATTAGAGCCTAGAGAATTTGAAATAAAATCAGAAAACAATAACTATCAAAAGAAACAATATGGAGGATGGAATAACTTTTAACGACGTGGCTGTAGGCAAGGATTTAAGCGTAATTGAATATTGCTTATCCGATATGGCTTACAAAATAACTATAGAAAAACATTTAATAACCTATAGGGCTGAGGTATTTTTTAAGCAAGAGCATCATGGCGACATAGGGGTTCCTAAAAGATTCGTATGTAGCAATCCAGATGTTATTGGCTTGTTTGACGATGTGATGAACAGACTATCTAGGATAAAGAAGGAGAGAGATAGGTGTATTTATATCAACAAGAAGATATCAAACAACCAACTGTTTAAAACTTTATATAAATATACAGATGGCTTATCGGAAAGTATCGTTAACTTAGCGTCTGAATTTTTTGGGGTAGATTTGGTGACTATAAAAAACAGGTCTGACTATACTATAAAAATGAGGTCTATGATTTATAGATATTTAAATGACACTTATGGGGTAGACCACGCAAGAATAGCGGCTATCTTTAAAAAAGATAGAACAACTATACTCCACGCCATAAATTGTACCTTTGTTAATCTATACGACACAGACCCCACATTCAAATCTACATATAACTCATTAGAAAAATATTTAAACGACAATATATGGGAAGAGCAAACAGATTTATAAAATTAGAGGATGCGCTTCTTAAAATAGAAGCAACCCCATCAAACAAGATTCTTATGTTTGGTTCATATCTCTATGAGATAGAGAATTTAGACAAAGCTGTGTGTATGTTTATTACACAACGGACATACAATAAAATACTCCCTGATACATTCCACATAATACACGATAATAAATACTACGATGACACCACCTACCAGATGGAGTATGACATGGTATTAAATATGATGAGGTATGGTCATGGGGGAATTGAAATAAAATAATCATTATGAGTAAAGACAAACTACTTGAAGGGCAATTAGCTCAAATAGGTCTAATGGGCAGCATAGACGATGCATTACAAAGGGCTGAAAAACAATTAATATCTTTCGTAGATACAGATAGTAATAAGGATAAATTTGCTAGATTATTATCTATCTATAAATCAATAGTATTTGATTATGGCAAGGCTACTCATGTTTACCACGAAATTTATGGAGACTCATTATAAAATAAATAAAATGAAAATATATATCTTATTAATTTCCATAGTCATATCCCTAAAATCGTTCGCATTCGGTGTATGTGGTGATACTACGGGGGGTTTCTACCCCCTGTATGACACTACAATAGGCATAGCTGTCTATATTAGCGATGATATGGATGTATTAGCTGACACTTGCATTATGACAAGGGTGGCTACGGAAAGCCTATGTAGTAAGTTTAAGTGGGTTGGGTGTGATACGTCTGGCTTTGGCTCACCTAATTGGGAAATATCGTCCATGTATATTCCTAAGAAGAAGCAATATATTAATATAAAAAGAAAACTATTTTTTATATATGGGGAGGGATTGTAAATTATTGCATACTATAGAAATAGAAGATGTCATCACGAAGATATACACTAGCAAGAGAGCTAAAAAGCCTATATACATATCGTATAATGCGATATATTCTACACCCCATTACTCAATAAGGTCTAAGGTTATTAATGATATGAAGCTGATGTTATTCCCTTTTATGGCTAGTATTAAAAAAATATCAACCCCTGTTAGTATAGTGTATGAATATAGTTCAAAGAAAACTATATTTGATTTAGATAATAAGGTTGATATATGGGCTAAGGTGTTCCACGACTGCTTAAAAGGGGCTAAAATACCAGACGATAATGTTAAATGGATAAAGAAAAAGACTACCGAATACATCTATAGGGAAGACCCTAGAGATAGATTAGTAATAAAAATATATAAATACAAATAATTATGGAAATAGAATTCTGTTTTAATAAAAACATAAGTAGCAAATACACTATAACGTATATTTTGCCATCAATAGAGTTTATTAAGGACTTACAAATGGAGGAACAGATTGAGAAGTTTAACAACGATATTATTGGCGGGTTTAAGGAGTATAGTATCGGCTTATCATGGCTTTTTTGGGGTTTTTGGGTATATGTTAAAGTAAAATCTATATAATATGGAATATTATAATAACAGCAACGGCAGCTTGTATGCTTTTGCAGAAGAACATAAGCTAAACGCTTGGGAATTTGATATTGTAAAAAGGATAGTAAGGTGTAGGAAGAAAGGGCAATGGGAGTCAGATATAGATAAGACAATATTAGTTTTAGAATTATATAAGAAAGAATATAAGAATCCCAATGATTTTAATTTGATACAATCATAAAATATATATTCAGCTATGAAAAAAGCAACATCAGATAATAACAAAAAAAACTTCGGCAAGAGGGAAAAAGGCAAAGCAGCCAAAGTAGTTAATAAAAAAGTAAGAGGCAAGGTAAAAGAATACAGGGGGCAAGGGAGATAATTATTATAATAACACAATAAACAATGAAATCAGGGAACTCATCAGAGTTAGCTATCCCATCACTTATAAATAGTGCTTGGAAGCTAGCGCTACTAAATAGCGGGGACTCTTTAAATGCTACTACTGTTTTATTTAATCTGTCAATATCACTAGATATTGTAGGTATTACACCACCCCCATCGGGGCTTATAGCTATTGAGGTTTTAAACAATAAAAGAACTGCGTGGGCTTTTGGGGATGTATCATATTGTGCAATAGACTACAATGGCTCTTATTATTTTGTAGACACATCAGATATTAGAGATTATATTAAAAAAGAATTTGGCAAAAAAATATATTCTACTACACCATCTGATGGTCATTTAATAAGAACAGAAGATTGCATTTATGCAATAACAAATGTTGAAAAACTAATAACCCATTTTAAATTCATTATTAAAAAATAATTATGGTTAAAAAATCAGATTTGATTAAAGATTATTGTAAAGAATTCCCTAATGAAAAGATATACACATTAGCATCAATAATCTTTAAGAAACATCCATCCGAATTTAAGAGCTTAGAGCAAATAAGAAGTAAAATAAACTACATCAAAGGGCATACAGGCAATAAACATAGAAAATATGCTGCCCAGCCTACACCCTTGAATTTTGATACAACTAGAAAAAATAAAATAGAAGAAATAAAAGCTGCGAAAATACTAATATTAGATATTGAAACCGCCCCATTAAAAGCTTTTATATGGGACATTTGGAATCAAAATATAGGCATCCATCAGATAACAAGCGATTGGTTTGTGTTCACTTGGGCGGCTAAGTGGCTTTTTGAGAAAAAGATATATTCGTCTAGGCTTACTAGCGAAGAATCTAAAAATCAAAATGATAAAAGAATAATGCAAAATATATGGGAGTTATTGAACGAAGCAGACGTAGTGATTACCCATAATGGCGATAAGTTTGATTTGCCTAGAATAAATACGAGATTTTTATTGCATAAAATACCCCCGCCCCAGCCATACCAATCAATAGACACCTTAAAGAGTGTGAGAAAACAATTTGGGTTTGTTAGTAATAAGCAAGAGTTTTTGAACAAGAAATTAGGTACTCCTTTAAAGGTTGAAACAGGAGGGTTTGATTTGTGGGGGAAATGTTACGACGGCTGCGAGAAGTCTTTGAAAAAGATGGAGCTTTATAATATAGGAGATGTGAAAAGTTTAGAAGATAATTACTTAAAAATAAGGGCTTGGATTAAGCCCCACCCCAACTTAGGGCTGTTCATACTAGACGAACACGAAAGATGCCCATCTTGCGGCTCTAACGACCTCACAGAGTGTGGTAAACAGTATGCAACAACCGTTAATTTATATGAGTCTTTAAAATGTAATAATTGTGGGGCTTATGGAAGGAGAAAGAAAAGCACACTGACTGTGAGCCAACGGAAAAAAATATTAAGTTCATTGCCTAAATAATTTTATGAAAGAAAAATTGGATATTCTATACACAAGATACGATAAATTAAAGGATAAATTAAAAGCTATGGATTTAGAAAGGTACAAGATAAGGAAAAAATTGCAAGAGGTTGATATTGAATTAACAAATGAAGAAAAAAAATACAGACAGTACCAAAAAAACCTTCGGTCAAATAGTTTATAATTAAAATTTAAACAAAAATAATGGACAAAGAACAACTAGTTTCAGATTACCAAATTAATAAAGATACAATTGTTGGAATCTTCCCTACTATCCCCAAAAAAACAAAGGTTAATATTGATTATATTAATAAGTTCTTCTTCGGTCATGGGCATTACCAAATAGAACTTCATATAGCTTATATTAGTAAAGATGGAGATAATCAGACTGTTAAGTACCTTGCAACTACCGATGATATGATGGCAATTGACTATTGGGATGACGATAGAACAGAAGCGTTGGCAATAGTTTTAAGAAAAAATGAAGACGCTATCCATGTGGACGCTTTGAAGTATTGTAAATAGAGATTATTAAGCAGTAGTGGTAAAATATAAATCAGATTCAGCAGCCCTTCTTCTAACTAAGCCACCAAGTTTTTTCCCATTAGCATTAACCCATCTCATAAACTCGGCTTTTATAGATTCGTCGTTAGGGTTTGAATTAACTTTTCTAAGAAGCGTAGATTTTTGTAACGCCCCTTCGCCTAGATTGTAAGCGAAAGACACTAAAGCATCAAATTGATTTTGGGTGACCCCATCTGTTGTCATAGCATCCACCTTTCTAGCCTTCATATTGACCTCATACATGAGCCACTCTTCTGCTTGTAGTTCTGTGCAAGGCTCGTCTCTTAAAGAGACTCTTTTCCCATTAGGGTATAAAATAGTACCGTACCCAATAGTAGGCACACCAGCAGGGCATAGATAAGGTTTTGAGAAGTACCCCTCAAATGACTTTATCAAGTCTACACACTTTTTACTGACAGACGATACCTTTTTAATTGCGTTCATTAAATAATTTTTTTAATCTTTAGAAATATTCCAACACCTACAACACCAATTAAAATCAATAACCACTTCATGTTCCTTTTAGCCTTGTTTTCCCATTCAACCGCTTCTTTTGTTATGTAATCCAACCCTTTTTTTATCGTCTGCAATTCGTATTCTTTAGCTTCAATCCTTGCTGTATTTTCTCTGAATTTTACTAAGGTATCAACTTTTATTTTAATAACTAAATTGGTCTTTATAATCGTCTTTA